TCCATACTTTAGGTATCAACACATCTTCATCAACAAGCGGAAACTTGCCAAGGATTTTCTTTCGACAAATATCTTCCGGTCTATACCATCTATCTTCAAACTCAAAATCATCTTTGCTAACATCGACTTCACTATTGAGAATTGGAGTACACCAGTCACGATCATTGATTTTATCAAATACCCATTCATAATCGACTTGTCCAGGTATAACAGTTTTCTTTTCGACAACATTAGGAGCTTTCAAAGAATTCAGGGTAATAGCATCCCAACTTTTCTTTTGAAATGTCTTTGCAGCATAACCAGTGCTTTTATTCGGGTTGAATACAAGTAAGAACCTTGAATTACCTTGTAGGTTACCCTCGATAGCCTCAAATATTGATTCTGAAATACCTGATGCCTCCGTAACAATGAACATAGTATTAACGGCATGAAATCCTGTCCAAGCTTCATGATTATTTTCGTCAGCCTTAAAACCGGTTAGAAACCATTCATCACTATCTGTTCTAATATCACATGCAACTAACCTACCGGGTAAAACAGCTCCACGTTTTTTAGCATTATTGAACAACCTTGCAAATTCAGGTTGCATGATATTTTCTATTTGCCTTCCCGTTGGTGCAGTTAATGCAACCTTTGTGTTTTCAATGAGTGATCCATCTTTGCCCCATTTAGGAGTTAAATACAAAAACGATAAACCGGCCACTGCCGCAACGAAATCCTTACCTCTTGCTGTTCCACTTGCTACAGATACACGCCTGTTCTTTTGAATAGAATGTAAAATATCCTCTTGATCTTTGTCTAAGTAGCACCCAAGCACATCCCTTGCAAACTTACACCAGTCTAATTGCCAAGAACGGTAAACGGATATTTGCTTATTATCGAAAGACATAATTACATTTAGTTACTTTTTGACACATTTTTGACTGTAAAATGAGGATTCACCGTCTTAACGTAGACAACTTTTGTAAAGAAAAATGGATTTTTTACTATCATTTTGATATTAGTTGTTTTTTCATCCAAATAATACATTCATCTTCATCTATTAGTACTTCATCACCCCATGTATACTACTAAAATGAGGAATAAACCTATTACCCAAAATACCAATAACTAATTTGCGAAAATCATTACTTATCATTTGCAGATGCCTCTTTCATTAACTGCAAAAACATATTGCCTCCCAAATCAACATCTTTCTTGTCACGCCAATCTTCCGGCAAACGATTCTTAAGCCAAAATATCTGTGCAATGGTGTCAGGAACAATATGTTTGGTTGTTGTTTCAATTCGAGCAGGTTTTTGATTTCCTTCTGCATCCAGTTCAACTATAACCTTCTTCTCATTAACAGTATAACCAATTGCCCTTTTGAACAAAGACAACTTTACTTTTGCATCAGCAGGTTCTTTGCCGCTTTTTAAGGCGTCCGAAAACGTGGAAAAATCATTTTTCCACTTGTAGAGAGTTGACCTTGCAATGTTCATCCTTTTTGCTATCTCGCTGTCAGTCAAGCCTTCTATAGCCAAACTTTCAGCCCAAGCATCGTGAATGCCTTCTATGTATTCAATAGGTCGTGCCATAATCAAACATTCAAATAATTATCAGCAAGCACTTTTAATGCTTTCCATTTCGTTTTATCGGTTATATCTCCCGATTTTTTGAGCTTTTCAAAGACATTTTTCATTGTGTCTTTTAATTCCAATGGAATAGCAGAGGAACCAAATATACTTTGCAATGTGGTCCATGTTCCTTCTTCTGAATATCCGGCTTCATTCATTTCGTTTTCTACCGATTCAATCATTGAATTAATTGTAGTACCAAGATTCTTAATGTTCTTGAAGTTCTGGTACTTTTGAAGCGTATCCATTAGTTGTTCATACTGTTCGATATAGGCGGCACCAATGAAATCATTGTTCCCCTGAACACGTTCAACGAGAGCTTCGAGTTTTTGAAGTTGGTGTGGTAAAAAAACAAACTGTATTTGTTTCCAGTCGAAATCAACCATTGGAGAAAGTAACTTTTCGAGTTCAGCTGTGGGTTCTCCAAGAATATCTTTACCAATGAAACTTTCAATCATATCATCGACATCGGTGATCATCTTTGCTATCTCTTTCAACATAGATGGATCATCATACCCTTTGATAGCATTATGAGCAATTTGCTTTGCTGCAATTTGGCTTCTTGAAAGTCCGGTAATATCAAGTAACACGTGGATTGTTTTTAGCTGAGCCTCTTTACTTGCTCTCAATCTGTGATGGCCGGATACCATTTCAATTCTTCCATCTATCAAAGCACAAAAAGGTAAACTTTCAAGTCCACCTCTCTTTTTGATGTTCTCAGCAAGTTGCCTAAACTCTTCCGGCTTTTCTATATGGGCGTTTTTATCTTGCTCCCGAATAATTGTTACTTCAACTTCGGCAACTACAATACCATAACCAAGATCGGCCAATATCTTTACTCCATCTGGGATTTTGCTTTCTGTCGTTCCTTTTTCCATAATTCTTCTTTTTGTAGAAATAGTTTTAGAGTTTCTTCCTTAGTGCGTACCTGAATATCCGATCTGTAAACAAGCTTGAAACCTAACTTTCCTTTTTCCTTGCTTACCATCTTCATAATACCTCTCATCTCTTTTGATTCGGGGTACTTGGTGAGCTGAGTGGTGGATATTCCCGTGAGACGTGATAACTGATAATCTGTAAGAACAGCTTTGAGAGTTTCTTGATTTGATGCTATCATAGTCAATAGCCTACCAAGACGAATACCCTTGATCGGTACAGTAATTCCATACATGATAAGAATGTCTTTTAGTATCTTTGCACCTATTGCTATCTGGTACCCAAATACTCCGGCAACAAAACGATCAATGAGTAATACAACATTTACCTGTGCCTGGCCTCCAACAAAATTGTGGGTCCATACACTTCTGTAATATTGGCAATATTGAGGCTCTACTTGCATGAACTCAATTTTTGAGTTTTCTGTGATCTCGTAGTCGGTGGGTAGGGTAGAGCAATCAAGAGGCATCATTTTGGATTCATTAGGTCTTACAACCATTTTGCCGTTAGCAAGTTCTTCTGCCTTTTCTTCTTGATTAGTGGTTAGGTAAACATTGAAGCCTTTACGAACACCGTAACGGGTGAATATGGCTTTTCCAGCCATCTTTTGAATTTCATTCTCTTCGTAACAAATGATAAGCGCTTTCGATTGATTCATTACTGTGAATAAATCCTGCAAACCTGTTTTCGGGTCAAATATTCTATACTCAGGTTCTTTCCAAGTCATGTTATCTCCTGTGCCGTACCATTTTTCAAAACCCGCTGTATATGTAGGAGGATTAGCAATAATGATTGTCTTTTCATCTTGCATAACCTCTTCTATGTGATCAAACATATCAAGAGGTCTATAACTAAAACCATTCAACAATGTTTTGGCACGTTGTAATTGTTCGTTGATATGCTTTATGTGTTCTTCCTTTCTTAACTCAAGGTCTTTTAGCATAGCATAAAAGAAATCGCTACCGGCTGTTACTGTTGTCTTCAAATACATCAGTGCGTACAACGCAGTAGCGGGATCAAGCAATTCTTCTTTCGTAAAACCTGTTGCTTCAATTTGTAAATCTTCAAGTGACTTCCCCATTATAGCATATCCCATAATCGAGGAAAACATAGTAACGTCGCTTGTTTCTATCTGTTCAGGTTTGAAACCCGCTTGAATAGCAACATGTGACATTGCAAATGCGCCACAACAAGGTTCAATAACTCTATTATAACCTTGCTTTATGGCTTCTTCTAATAAGTTCTTGATGTATTTTTGTTCAGATGGAACAAGCGTACCAAGAAAAAAAGCTCCGGGTGTTTGAATTGCCATGGTTTTTTTATTACAACGTGAAAACAAAGGCGATCATTTGACCGCCTTTGTCCCTCATGCCTTTGAGGATTCTTCTCTATTCATTAGGGACATATTTTTATTCGTTATTAAGAAACATCGCACTTTGTTGATATTAAGCAGGGAATTTATTGATAGGCTTAGCATCCTGCATCCTCCAGTATGATCATTGGTACGCAAATCATAAGTTTATACTACACGTAGTATTCTTTTACTGGCTCATCACCTAACCGCTTCAAAATTCGTTTCTAAAAACTCTATAGTCCCAATCATCATTGGTGTTGTCCGCAGAGAAGGATTCAAACCCCCGACCCCCGTGTAAAGTGCACGGTACTCTATCAACTGAGCTATCTACGGGTTGTCGGTCTTACCCGACTGTAGCCTATTAAGGCAAATTGTTTTTAAGGCAAAATCAAACATGTCTAATTCGACTTCCGTTAAGATTTTGTTGCCGATAACTGGAATTTGTAGCATAAATACATTTATAAGTCAAATCACCACTTCCTCGATTATGGCGATAACGACAAATCCGTGCAGTTGGCAGAATAACATTTTTCGTTATGGAGTTAAGTTGAAACATGTTTTCACAGGGCAAAAACGGAGTAACAATAACTTCAACTGATTGCATCTGAAAATCTTGCGATGTCAACTGAACTGCAATTCCAGGCGGGTGGGTTTTTTCCGTTTGATAACCTGCTTGAGCATTTGCCAAGCACAAACCGAAAAGCGTAATGGCAATAAAAATGAATCGTTTCATATCGTTAGGTCTTTACTATGCCTGACCGGGGCATTGTTGCGAAGAACGGACTCGAACCGCTGACCTCTTGGTTATGAGCCAAGCGAGCTACCAACTGCTCCACTTCGCGAAATATCATTCTCTGCATTGGCAGAACTATTCAAAACAAACTTTGCTGTTCAAAAACAGGTTTCTTTGGCTCTTCTTTTTTAGCATAAAACTCTTCAATCTCAATCCCTTCCTTGGCAAACCATTTAGCTACATCGCTTCTATGACATTCCAAAGGATTTTTTTCATAACAACAAAGAGCAACTTCTTCCTTATTCATCTTGTCTGAATACCACTTGATCAATTCAAACATTTTTCTTTGGGTGGTTGATCCAAGAATCTTTTGCTGAAACATCTTATCATACTCAACTGGTGGGAGTTTAAGCATCGTTCCAAATGGTGCAAGTTCAAAAATTGATGGTCCTTCAAAGAATTTTGGTGGAAACCTACTAATACCTATCATAAGCACTCCGGCCTTCGTTAAGGCTCTTGAATTACCAAAATAGGAGGTGTATATCTTCATATACTTGATGTTTTAATTGTGATGTAAAGATAGTAATAAATGAGTATATTGTACTCACATTATGAGTTAAATAATGTTATAATGTAAAATACTCAGGATTATCATGTATGTTTCCAACTTTCATTAACTGAGAGTCTAATGAGAAATCAGAAAGAGATGCTTCATTGAATAACCACGAAAATTCAGCCTCCTCAGAGACATCGTTATCTTTTATAATATAATAGTGACAAATTGGAACTAAATAAAAAGCAGCTCTTTGTTTGATCAACATGACAACCAAATAAGAAGTAATATCTTCACCTTCATCGGTTTCTTTTGTACATCTGAAAACATCATCTTCAAAAATTCTTGGATCGATGTTAGTTTTGTGTTTTTGCGAAATCAAACCAGTAGATTCAGATAAGGTTTCTTCAATAACCTCACAACTACATTCTGGAGATTTGAATCGTTCTGAAAGTATCCACGCAAAACCATTTTCTTGATACGGAAATCCATAAATCCATTTACCAGAATTTGGCCTTTTACCTCTGTACAAGTTTTCTCTTTTCATTCTTCTTAAATTTTATCAACGAAAATATCTTTTCTACATCCGGGGTAACAGGTATGAATCAATTTGACTGGATTCTTTTTGGAAAGCTTTTGAAGTGCTTTTTTCTTAGCTTCTGTTTTGTTTGTTGCAAACACCTTGATTTCTACAATTTCAAGTTGAACTGTAACAATAAACGGAATTGATTTTTTCTTTTTCATACACTTCCCTTTGTGGCCAACGTTACGGCCTTTTGTAAATAATCACGTGTTGCAATGAAGTTTTCATCATTGATGTCAGCTTCACCGGATAGGAACATTTCCATATCTTCAATTGCTATCTTACATGCATCAAGTAGATCAGGTGCAGCTTTTATTAGATTAGTTAATCGTTCTGCACGTGCTTTTCTGTGAGGTATTTTTTCATAACCTTCTGGTGTAGCAATTGTACATACGGGAGTTAAAGCACCATCATCTACTTTGATAGATGGAGTAATGTGCGAACCAACAAACGTAAGATCAGAAGTCCATTTTTCTTGTTTCGCCCCATCATGTAGCCTTTTGGCTACTTCGTCAATTTCCTCTTTCATAAGTTTTCTTTATTTTAAATTGAACTCTTTCTTTAGCTTCTTTATGATGCAGATAGCAGATTCTTTGTTTACCCTCATCCAGTTGGTTCCACCTGATTCATCTGTAAACTTAACTTGTGGACTATAAAGACAATGAAAGTTGATTTTATTCAACTGATCTTGGTAGTAAGTATCTTGTTGTGGCATGATAACTATTTGATTATCAGTTTAGTATTATGATATAAAGGTAACTATATTATTTGAAAATCGGACATGTTTTGCAAGAAAAATTCAACTGTTTGACATAGTTTAACTTGTTGTATAACACCTACTTATGTCTTTTCTTGAAGTAACCTCTTTACTTCTTTTGTGTAGTGTAAAATCAACAATTCTATTTCAAAATGAGCAAAATCACGTTCTTCATTTTTTTTGCTTTCAAGATACTCAACATGAACAATTCCAAATCTTTTAACAAGCGCCTCTCTATAATCTTTAATATTCCCATATTTACCTCTATTACATTCCTGACATTGTGGGTGACAATTCTTAGGATCAAATCTCAATGACATATTCCCTCGTGGAACGAAATGACCGTTGTCCGCTTGCTTCCAGTTCATTCTTTTTCCACAACTAATACACCTAACCATTCCCCATTGGTCCGCATTTGAAAGCCGAATAAACTTGGAAAATACATCATCAAGTTGTTCTATATCTGATTTTGACATTATTTTTTTAGTTTATCAATAGATTGAACATTTAAAACCGCATCAGGAAATCCTTTGCTATAGCTTATATATGCATTTGAGTTATTCTTCACATCTTCGAGTGCCTCGTTATATGCAATTTTACATGCTTTTAATGCATCGCTAAAAGGAACTAAATCGGACATTTCAAGAAATTCTTTTTCGTTGGTTGTCCCGTGTAGATATTCTTCTGCTAACATGATTCAAATTTCCTTTCTTTAGTGTGAGTATCAATATTCTGATCTTTTATCTCAGCAACATACTTTTTTACAAAAAGTCTATAACATTCTACAAAAGCACGTTTGCTATGAAAATCATTATTCTTTATGTATTCATATATTTCACCAGACAACACTCCACGTAAGATATAGAACCACTTAGGATCATAACACACAGACAACTTATCTGCAAAACAAAGTTTGGAGGGAAATGCACCGACTTTCTTAGAATAGAATCTGGAATGATAAAGACAGAAGTTATGCCAGAAGTGCGTATTGCGTTTTATAAGCGTATATCCATTAAATTCAAATACTGATTTATATCCTAAATTGGTATATTCAGGATAGTTTTTATAAATGAAGCGTATAGATAGAATCATAAATCTATAATCAAAAAATCCCATCACTTTTGCACCAAACTCCGGGTGTGTTTCTCCATCAGGACCATCCATATTTGGCTTTCCAAAATAGCCCAAATCATGCACAAAGAATGCAATCCAGATACGAATATCAAACGGAAAACCGTACAACCGTATCCACGCTATTGCTACCATGATAGGGTGCCACCAAAATGCGTGTACACCGAATAATACTGACTTAGTTCCTATTTTCATAGTTTTAATTCTCATACATATAAGTTATTAAACTGATCTTCTGTATATTCTTTCTCGTTAATATACACATCTTCTCTATTTCCATTATAGCTGTCACATCCAATTATATTATCACCTGTATGGTGGTTTCCAAATCTTAGTCGAGCAAAACAATCAGGAAAACTTGTATTGCAATAATTACATATATTATCAGTTTTATCCTCTAACTCAAATGCTTTTATTGTTTTTTGTTTAGATTGTATTCTATCTATTTCGGCGGCAATTAAAGCTCCTGCCTTTTGAAGCTCACGAATTCTATCGTTTGGGGTTGGTTTCCACCATTTAATTTCCCAAGGCCATAAAACTCGTATAATGTTACTAATTCCACCTTGACCAGCGTATATGTTCCTTCCATTTTGGGGGATTGCGTAACAAGCTGCTGAGTAGGACATGCTTTCATCTTCGTGAATTGCATCATGTTCTTTTGTCCATCCCTCTACTTCGATTTGCCTTTTCCTTTCTTCTGCTATCAATTCAATTCCTGATCTCATAATTAATTGATTAAATTTGTTTCTCTAATTTTCTAATTTCATACCGTTCAATATCGTAATCCCAAAAGCCCAATTTCCCATTTACATTCAAAATAGGTTCAGGGAATAATATCGGGTTAGCCAGAATCCAGTTGTAAATTGGTTTTGGTTTATAGAAGTGAACGCATCCAGCCCAACAATTTGGCTGAGTCTTCACATCTGAACACGGGGTATGATAAATGCAATGCTGAGCGGCTGTTTTTTCAGCCCAAATGCTTTCATGATTAACCGTACATCCCACAAATTCAACTGAGCCTATAATAGCACCGCACTCTCTATACGCTCTATCCAGCAAGTGTATTTTATTTTGAGCAACCACCTCTTCATATTGAAGAGGGGATAGAAAATTACTTGCCGGGAATAGCGGTTTCGCACTCGCATGAATCAAAACGCGTTGCCCAATGTACCTATCAGGTAATTTCCACGTTCTGTTTTCGATAGGTTTAATTCCCGAAGCCGCAAGCCACGCCCAAGGTTGTTTATAAGATAATGCTTTCATAGTTGATCAATCGTTAAACATATTGTATTCTCTCGTTACGCAATTTTCGGGAAGTTCGCTTCGTTCAATTCCCGCTTGTTTTAGAAGTGAATCTTTCCAGTAAACTTTCGGAATTTTAGAGGTCATTGATAACTGGAAATTAACTGCATTCATAAATTTGATAAGAGCGTCTTTTGAATAGGTTTTACCGCTTTGCAACCCAATTTTATATAGATCGCAAAAAGACTTTGTTTTTGCAATCATCCTCTCTGAACTATCAAAATCAATAATCGGCTCAATGCTTGCAAATATCTTGAATCCGGCTTCATGGAGTTTTGCCATTGCTTCAATACGTTCTTCATTGGTACTGGCACCTTGCTCCAATTCATCATGACCGGTAAGGGTAAAGCCGAAAGCATACATTGAATTATGTTCTATATCAATCCTTCTTGTGGGACGAGAATCAATTATAAAATCAGAAACCCAGTCTGTACATTTAGTCAATATCTTTACGGGAACTTGATTATAGATAGCATTTCCAACAGCATCCCAAGTAAGATCGATGCATTCAGATAACATTGGATCACTTGTGAACGTAAAGAATAACCCATGTTTCCGTAATTCTTCAAGATTTTGTTGTAACTCCTTTTGGAATACTTCCAGTGCATGTGTTTCGTTTTTGAAACACGCCTTTAATTCGGGTTTATCACCTCCCATTGCGTGTGCTAAAACGCCTTTTTTCAAATAGCAATAAGTACAGCCATTTGAACAACCTTTGTAAAAATTACAGGCCCAATAACTATATTCACCTGCTTTTCCCGAAGGATTGTAAATTGCTTTTCCTTTAAATGGTTTCATAATCTGTAAATTTTAATTTGATTCATTTTTTATTCGTTATCAATTATAAATGTTTGATTATCAATTCTAACCCTGCGAAGCTTTCGTTTCAATGCTCCGTTATAGGTTATTCCGTTCGCCTTCGCATAATTGGTTATTGTTTTTAGATTCAAATACGACACTATTTGTTCAAAAAATCGCACTAATTGTTCGTCGCTTATAGCTCCGTTTTCGTAATTAGAGAAAAGTTTGTCTTGTAAGTCGTTGAAGGTCATTGGTGCATAATTTTGAAGTACGCATATAAATTGTTAGCGTTCATGCTAAAAACGCTCTATCGGTCGCCATTCGATAATTGATGAGCCTTTGTATTCTATATTCCACAAAAAACCTATTCGTGTACTAGGGCGAAACCTGCAATTTATTTCTATTGCTATTTCTCCAGTATCATCCCATTTGCGTTTAACAAGTACATTTTCAGATTTGATTTTATTACCAATAAGTTTTTCAACTTGTTCTGGCAATTCATCTTCTGATTTTATCCATTGTTCTGCGAATGCAACACCATACCTAAATATTTGTTCAGGTGTAAAATGGGATTGATTTCCGATTGAGTGAAATTCACATTCTTTTGATGCTTCTGTAATTGTTTTCATTTTATATTTAGTTTTTTAAGTTATAAAATAAAGCACGAAACGCTAACAAATGCTATATGCAACACGGCAAATAAACACTTGTGTAACTTGAAAAATTCTACGATGCCGTGCAGCACATAGCAAAATCGTTATATGCAAGGCGAA